AGGGGATGGGCGGTGTGACAGGTGGAGCAGGAGGGGCGGCCAGCAGAAATCGGGGAGGGTACAGATTACATAGAAATCACTGCTTTTACAGGCGATTTTATTAAATGCCATGGCGGCTTGCTCCTGTTGGGGGGGGTGGGGTCGTTTGAAAATTTTTCAGACGACCTTACGGGGGCGTTAGAGCTTGGGAAAGCCTATGTTTACTCAGTATCTCTAATGTTCATATTCCCTGGTGAAATACCTTCTTCTGATTCTACAAAAAGTTCCCCATCCTCCTCTACGATAAATGAATTTCCAGTTCTAAATATTAAATTATATAATCCCTCATAAAATTTACCTCCCAAATAATATAAATCTCCAGAATCAGGAATAAAATAAATCCTTCCCAGTTCATCAATAAGGATTTCTCGGTTATCTGCAAAGCCGAAATTTCTTAATTTTTTACCAATAGATTTTTGATAAAAAATATAATCTTCATCATCTATAGAGTAGTCAAGTAAGGTATTTGTAGTTTCCCCAAAGTTATGCAGTACCGTAGATAGAAAGATGCGTCCATTACTACGATAATAAGCGTCATAGCTAATTGTTAAATACCATATTTCTCTTAGAAATTTTTTTACATTATCAGGCAACTCCTCTAAATGGTGGGGTAGAGAATCTAAAATAATTTCTCTATTCTCATACCAGCCTAAAGCAATCATTTTCTTAAAAAAATCTGAGTGTATTTTGTATGGTTGTTTCATAAATACTTCTTATTATTTTACTGTAGTATTTTAGAATGAAATATTCAGCCTTATTGACGCCTGTTTGGAGTCATAGATGAACAAAAGGGAATTCCATGCCAATTCAGGTCCTTTAAATTCGAGTACTGGAGCACTTTTTAGTACACAATATGATTTTAAAGGAGGATATAAATTAAGAAAATTTTGAATAATTTTTGATTCTAAGATGTTTTTAGTTAAATAAAAATAGTCATTAAATAAGATATCAATTTCCTTTTTGTATATGTCAATAAATATTTTTCCTTCTTCTCCAAGGTAATAAATATTTTCTTGAAATAAATAAATACCTTCTTGTATATTTTTAAAATTTATTAATTTAGTTTTTTCTTTAATGTCTTTAATATCATTAAAGTTTAAGGAGAGATTATTGATGACAATATTTTTTTGTTGTATAAATAATTTAATTTGATTCATATGTAATTTTACCTCCTGAAAGATCGAAGTTTGCCAGTACTTGTTAATTTCGGTTTATCCATATCTCGAATATAATATTGAGCTGCTCCCCCATCGCCATATTTTTTATTTGCTTTTGCTTTTGATTTTCCTACGCAAATATCTTCTTCTACTACAAATATATGTAATTGTTTTCTCATGTCACGTGCGGCAGTAGCATTTCCACTATGTTTCACCTGTACAGAATCGTTAAATGCTCTGGCATTTCCTCTTGCAGAACGTACAGCGTATCCTCGAACAAAATAATTCCCAGGGGCAGAAGCCATACCTGCCGGCCCATGTGGATACAGTGTAAACAATATTGTCCCTTTTTCTAGGACAACATTTTTCCAATTATCTACACCTGAATAGTCCTTACTTCCTTGCCAGCCAGCCGCTTCACCGGCAGGATCTTGTCCTGCACATGGATCATTACATGTTCCAGGCGATTTTTTAGAACTTAACCCTAATGGGTCAGCCCACATTTGACTGTTTTGTAAAGCCCAATAGAGGTTACTACCACCAGCCAATCCAATCGGATCTTGGTTGATAAATCTTCCACATTCCGGCTCATAGTACTCTGTTCGCAGAATTGCTAGCTTAATCGGTGTTCACCATTCTAATGTAGCAAGAGAATTAAATCGCATTGAAGGCGAATATTCTGCGATTAAAGCACAGCAGTTAGCAATTAGTAAGTCCGCTAATAAAGGTCGTCCTTTAGGTTTATTAATAAGACCATTGTATCCCAAAGTTTTGTATTTATGAACCCATTAATAAAGTTATCCAGAGTTAATACCCGCTACAATAGCTACTGCCCTTAAACCTTGACCAGAAAGAACTTGGCATACTAACTCATATTTTTCTTTTAAATTTATAACTATATCTCATAAAAATACCCCCTTTACCGGTTGTCCAGTAAAGGGGGTACATATCAAACCTAAAGGGCTTTCTAATGTGGCGGAGAGGGTGGGGTAAATACAATAAACATCAGTTAATACAACGGATTTTATTTATACTATCATATACGGTGGCAAAATAGTGGCAATCTATTATAACTATCCGATTTCTCTAATAGAATAGTTAATTCCAAAAACTCTTATTAACTTTAAAACACTAGATCGATTATACTTCGATGGTGCAGGAAATAGTATATTTTTATCACTGTTAATATAGACCGCCTTCACATCCTCGGTCCAAATAAAATTAGGAAAATACTCAGCGAAGCCCAAATCTCCCCATGTCTCTCTTCCAACAAGTAATATTCTTTGCCCTAGCCTCTCCTGCATGGAGCATATTATATCCCATGCATCGGCATAGCTATCCACTATTACCGCATCCCTCATAAAATGTGGGTTTCTATTAAATACTTTTAGCATTTCTCCCACCTCCTATTATTATCCTAATTACACCATATTTTTAATGAGTCTGCAACGGCTTCCTATAAACAAAAAAAGACCTTACCGAGTCATATTCTCAGTAAGGTCTTTTACATTTTCTATTAATTTTACGTGTATCCATCATTACACGTTATGGAGATGTATGGATCACCTCAATTTTTAGTAGCTAAATAAACAACTGTTCCACTCAATAATATATTTAGAATTTTACTGTTCCTTTGTTGCCTCTTGATTCTTTTGAGTTCTCTCATCTGCATGTCTAAGTATGCATTCACCTTCGCCAATGATTCGTTTTGCATTAATAGCGTTTTCTCTTGCTGCTCTAATGTGTTCTTGGCTATTAGTAATTGCTCCCTCTGTTCTTTGATTAAGTTCATCGATTCTATTAATTCTTGTTTCGATTCGCTCGTTGACATCTGTGCTACGTTCAATTGCTGTTCTAACTCGTCTATTATCTTCAACTGCTCGTTGATTGTATTGTTGAGCGTTTCGAACTTCATCAGTAGCTCGTTGTATTCCTGTCGTGTCAATATTACTTGCTCTGTCGGCGTAGAGCCATATACAGGCAATGATACAAAGGACAATACAAACAGGAATAGAGATGTAATGAGCGTGAATAAAGTTTTTGATTTTGTCATTCATACTTCCCCCTAATCATACATGTAATCGACATCAACTTCTTTGTCAGCTACCATTCCACAATCGCTATATTGCCAAATTCTGATATTTGGATAATCACATTGTGGATCATATTGTGCACACCATACAGGAACGCTTGGCATTTGACTATATGCATATGTTTCATCCCACAATAAAGAATAACCACTATATACACCTACATTTTGAAATCCAGCACTCCATAATGTATTAACAAACCGACTAATGCAATTCGTCATTCCTTGGCTAGTTAATGCACCAGCATTAATCATATTACTTAATTGGCGATGCTCCTCGTAGTCATACCAAATACCAGCTTGCAAATGGTAATCAGTATATCCATAACTATTGAGCGTGTTAATCACCCATTCCGCCTCTTGTACTGCGGTTGCCTCATCGTATGCGTGGCTAAAATAATATACACCTACTTCAAGGCCCGCATTTAATGCTGCGGTGATATGTTGCTCAAAGAAATCATCAACGTTATAATTTTCACCTAGTTTTATGATTACAAATTCATTGCCTTCATCTTTAGCTTGTTGCATATGAATTTCATCATAGTAAAGTGTTCCGTTTTCGTTGTCTTGCCACGCTGAAATATCAAATCCTCTTTTCATTCTTATCACTCCTTTCTGTAACATTTGGTAATAGTGTTATTTTAGGTTGTTCCTCCAATTTATCTGGTATTCCATCGCCATTTCTATCAACACTAAGCCATATTAATCCTGTAAGCGATGCGATTACACCTGGTGCTCCAAACATATGATCAATTAGGAATGCCCCCATCGTTATGATCTTATCGTTCGCACTAGAAATTTCGCCTAAATAAAATGAAATCGCATAAGCCATGGTTGCCAATATAATTGGTGTTAGCATAATAAATATGAGTATTCTGGCTCCCCATACTAAAGTAGGGTGGACTTTCGCCACCCTAACCGAAGTATATATTTTTCTTACAGAATTAATAAGATTTTGCGGTAAATTCATGAAAATCACCTCTTAACTCATCAACCCTGTTTTCAATGCCATCAACACGTGTTACCAACTTAACGTGTTCTGCATATTCTTTAGTCCGTTGTTCTCTTGATAGTTTGATTTCCTCTTTCAATTCAACAAGGATCTCATTTAGTCTATCCATTCTCTCCTTGTTCCTAAGTAATATAGGCAAAATTAAAAGGCGGTAACTTGCACCGCCTATGATTACCACGATTGATAATGTAGTTAGAATATCATTTAACTCAAATTGCCATGTCCACATTATTCACCCTCTGTGCTTTCTTCTAAATCCATTAAATCATTGTGAATACACCCTTCAGTTGGGCAGGTACCGTCTTGATTCAACGTTGCATAGCACCACTCACAGAATCGCATTACAGGAATATCGCTTTTAACTTCAAACCCTTCCATTATTTCACCGCCTTAATTTTTAATACCATTTCTTGATTGAGTTTTTTAAACTGTTCTTGCAAATCGGTAATATCGCCGTTAATTAATCGGCGTCTTAACACCATTTGTTCCAGCGTTTCAAAACGCTTGTTGTAGTAATTTCTAATTTCGGCGATTTTTTCAGCCTTGGTAGGTTCCTTTGCTTGCGGTTCTACGAATTTGCCGTCTACATAGAATTTACCTTTCATAAATTCATCTAACATACTATCGCCATCTGCAGAGTAAATATAATCCGCTGCATCTGACCATTCTTGTTTTGCAGTTGCTAACAACTGCTCTTGCGTTACTGTATTATCAACATAGGACGTAATTCGTTCGCCCATTTCGTTTAACACAAATACATATTGATTCATAGTAGTATCCTTTCGGAGGTGAAATTATGCGCCGTTACGCTATTATATTAAACCGTAGACAACGCAATACCATTACATTAAGGCAACTATTTAACGAGTGGCTGCCTATTCACTCTCAGTCTATTTCTGATAGCGCTGTTAAGTCTTATCACATTGCTTTTAAACACATATCCAACATATCGGATATGCCTATCACGAATATTCATTTTCAGCACCTTCAGAACGTGATTAATTCCATGCACGTAAAAGGACTTTCCTACTCATCATGTAAGAAAGTTCGTACGTTACTTAATCAATTATTTAATTACGCAATCATCAAGGATTATGCTATCACGAATTACACCCTACACTTAAACCTAGGCCCCAACATACCAACGATTCAGAGAAAAGTATTTACTCGTCAACAAATTAACAAATTATGGGAAGTAGATACTTCTTACTCTCATATGATTTTAATACTGCTATACACCGGTCTCCGCATAGGTGAGCTTCTTAATTTACGTAAGCAAGACATCCATAGGCGATCGTCATACCTCATCGTAAGACACGCTAAAACGAAAGCTGGTGAAGGCCGTATCATTCCTATACATCACCGCATCATGCCACTAATAGAGCAAGTATACACCTGCACCGAAGCATATCTATTTACCATCAGTTACACAACATTCCATAAGAATTTCAAGGATATTATGAAACAGTTAAATTGTAAGCATACTATCCACGATACTCGTCATACATTTGCAAGTTTACTTGATTCGGTAGCACCGCCCAACACATTACGTTCTTTACTAGGCCACAAACAAGGCGATATTACCACCAGAGTATACACACATAAGACTATTCGTGAGCTACGAAAAGCCATAGAATTATTAAAATAACTCCCCAGTGGGGATTAACTTGGTTTGATGCTAATAAGTACTATAAGGATATTTCTCTACCGATTAGCAGCACTGTACTAATAGCCTTAGCTACCGATGACTCTGTAAGTGTTGAAACTTCTGGTGCACAATGCTTTATTACTTGGAATAGTGGGTTC